AATACTTCCATTTTAATCTCCTATGATAAACTAGCAAGAAGGTTATAAATTTGATTCATGAAAATCATTCCCCCTTGTGCCTTGATTCCTGTTTGAATTAAGTAATTGTTTATCATGAGTATAAAAATAACTGTATATATTATAATTGTCAACTAAATAAAGCCACTTATTTTCACTATATTAAGAAAACCCTTTGTTTATAGGGTTAATATAACTAAAATAAATGTAAAGTTTTTTTAGGTTTTATCTAGTTTTATCAATAACCACTTAGCAAAGTAGTAATAAGCTTCCTGCCAAAGTTGTACGTTATACTTGCTCTGGAATTTATTTAATCCTATTGAATGAAGTTCTGTATGCATTTCTCTGGATAAACTTATAGTAGTAAAATGTTTTTGGTTTGGCTTCTTTCTATTCTGACCCATTCCGATTGCTTCCAGATGATGTGAATCTGAATTTTGGTTTCCTGTAACACAACAAGGTTGGTCTTTCATGTATTCAAGATATTCAAGTGAGTAGGTTTTAATAAATTTTTCATTTGGTAAAAACATATATTTTTTTCCTTTGCTGTAATAGATTCTTTAATCGTATTGCTAACATATCACATTTATGTTCTTCGGACTTTAAGATTTTTTGCTCATCAACAATTGCGTGACTGATTTCATGAAGCAACAAATCAAGGCTAGGAACAGTAGACTCATTAGTAATAAAAATTTTATTGTCTTGACTAAAATATAAACCACAAACCTCTTGCTTTGATTCATTTAATTCTTGTAGTTTCTCGTAGGAAACTATTTCACATTCTATAGGATTCATTAAGTCACCCATAAAGATTTTCATTTTGCAGACATCTCTGTAGTTAGAGGGTAGGTACATGGAGATGACCCCACCCTCTTTTTGGAATAGGATAATGAAATAAACCTACTCCTATAAATAATCCTCTCCAACCATTTTCTCATCTTCCCACCATTCTTGGAAGTATTCAATTATTTTAGCTGATGCTGACTGTGGTGTAAAACCATCTGCGTAAAGACACTTAATTGACTGTTCACTTTCGTAGGTGTCAATTATTTTAATTGCTACAGCTTCTATTGGATTACTTCCCTTTGTAGAGTCACTTCCAAACCATGCTTCTCGTTTCATGTTTTCCAAATCAATATAGATTTGCTCTTCTAAATTTTCATACCAATGTTCAGCTATTGCTTTTAAGTCTGGCTCTTGCATTTTTTTTCACCTCTCTTTCTTTTTTTTCTTTAGTTAATTTTTCTTTCTTCTCTTGATGTGCAAGTCCAAAAAAACCTACACCAACGTGTTGCCTTCTTATAGGTACTTTGCCTTTGCTCATTATATCTTACCACCTTCTGCAAACATATTTAAAGCTAATTCGTTTTTCGCTTTTCTTTTTTCTCGTTTATGTTTTCGAGAAAGCTCTGTATCGTATGCAGTTTCAGGTAAATAAAATTTATCAGTATAAAGATTGCCATTGTTATATAAACCTGTTGCAGTCCATAAAGTTATTATTAAAGGTCGTGATACAAAAGTATCAGCTTCTATATTATCTGGAATCTGACCCATTCTAATTGGAACTACATATTTATAATTACAATCAAAACAGCACTTAGTCCACTCAGGTGTAATTGGCATTGGATTATTACCCATGTCTTTGAAGTCAGGGTCTTGCTTTAAAGTTTCGTTTAAAATAGTTTGACCTAACTTTGTTGAAGCCTTTGGAGTGCCACCTAAGACACTCCCACATATAACGCAATGTTCTTTACTCATCACTCACCTCTTCAAAAATAAAGTAATCATGATTTGTTTTTACTTTAATTCTTTCCCATAAATCTTTTTGAGCTTCGGCTTCTTCTCTTGAATCAAAAACATCAACTAATGAATAGTCTGATTCAATATGTTTATAGTTTGCCTTCTCTAGTAATATGTATTTCATTTTAATCTCTCCCGAATCCTTGTGGAAGTTCACCTAATAAACTATCCAACTCTGATTCTATTTCTTCTAATTGTGATATTGTAGTGTCTAAGGTATCTACTGCATCGTTACACTTATCTTGAGTAGCTCCCTGATTAATCTTCTCACTCCATTCTTCATATTCTTGCTTCATAGTTTCCAAATCATTCTTGATGTCATCGACTCTTCCTCTACAGTCATCAATAATCTTTGGTCTTGAATTTAAGACTTTGCCATCTTTTGATTTAGAGGGTTTGTCATCATTCATCATCTTATAAGTAAAGTAAGCATCCATAACTTCTCTGAAGTAAGTAAAAGTTTTTTTTATATTATCAGGTACTTCTTTGGTTGCAGTACCATATGGAAGGTCACCCTCGTTTATCTTAGGTTGCTTTCGGAATTTGTAACCTTCATCATACAAAAAATCTTGTATCCCTCTCCAAAAATGTATTGTTGTTAATCTAGGTAAGGCAATCAACTCTTCTTTTTGAATGCCTTCCTTAGTAAAATATTTATACTTTTTTATATACTCTGTATTCATGATGTAACCTCTGGATACTCATCTTTAATATATGACTGTATAGCAAACCCAACTGTATTTGAATAATGCTCAACATGAACTTTAAACATAGTTAAAGATTTATCAAAGTTTTCTCCTATCTCTTTTTCGATATATGCCATTGCTTGATGTAAAACAACTGCACGTTGAGTTGCAGTTAAGTCATAAGTATCTACAACTTGAACTGCTTTTTCCCTAATTGCTTTTGGTATCATTTTTTTGTCTCCTTGAGCTTACCTGTATTCAGGAATCACTCTAATTATAATAATAGTAAACTACTATCTAATAATTGTAAAGTTTTCGTATTTATGACTTATTACCCATCTTAGGATGTAGAGTCCTGTAATGAGCCTTAAAAATGCTTCTAAGCACCCTTTTTTTCGTAGTACCTAACTTTAGCTTGATACTTCTTAACTTTGTTTTTAGCAAAGCTAAGTTTCTTTTCCCAATTGGCAAGATTAGATTTTGCTCTTTCTTTTCTTAGAGCAACTTTATCAATCTTAACTTTTGGTTTTTCTATTCTCTGGAAATCAAGTTCACCAAATTCTTGCTTTATGAAATCCATATCTTTTTCTAGTAAAGGTTTACGATTGAATACACGACCCTTAGTTCGAATACCTGCTTGTTGTTTTGTATCTCGATATCCATAACTGTGCATAAGTTCGTGTGCAAACAATTGAGCTAATGATTCTAAAGAAAGTCCTTTAGAACATTTAAGTTCAATATCCCAATCATGATGTTTGAAAATTTGACCTTGACCTACATAAGCTAGTCCACTATATCCATAAGCTCGACTATCAATTGCTACCTTCAAAGTTTTCCAATGACCTAATCGACCTTCATATTTTGCTAGTCGATTATGAACAGCAGAAAATAATGATTGCAATTTTTTATTATCAAGGTTTGTTGCATTACTAATTATTCTCATTTTCTTCTCCTTTGTTTTTAGTTTGTTGATAAACAATAAATCTAATCAAATGATTGCAAAAAGTTTTTTAAGTCTAGGATGTAAACTCTAATTATTCGCAACCCAAAAAGTCTGCCGACTTTCCTAACTCCATCGCTAGGGAGCTGCTAGGTCATTGCTGTCTTACAAGCAACCTTTTATAAAAATCTGATTAACCCATCAACCAAGCAATCTGTTTCTTTAAACAGTCTATTAAGTTACCTCGACACTTGGCACAATCTTTATTTACATTCACTAAGTATAGTCTTGCAAAACCTTAACTCAGATATTCAAGTTCTCACGAACACGCTTTTAACGTACACTTGAAACCTAATAACTTAAAAATCTCTCAGTATTCTTAAATCATTTTTTGATAGTACCTTAGACAGTTACTTTATTTCACTTCAGTCAAACGAGGATAACTTCCTCAAGTTACCCCCAACCTACTGGCGTTCACCATCCAACCTTCTTAACAAAATTTTAGTCATCTGCTTTCTCAGCTCTTGTTAGCTTTACCAAGTACAAGAGTAATTGACAGTTATTATTTTTGCCATTGATACATTTTTGAGATTTATTTTTTTTGCAATCACTAGATTAGATTTATTTGTTTTGTTTTAAACTTTATAAAGTTTTTACCGAGCCTGTTTATATCTCGTTTTAGGATGCGTTTAAACCCAGAACACTTCTGACCCTTTCTGGGTCTACTGCTACCAAGCAGAGTTCGTGTCGCCTTCAATGGCTTTTAAGACTGTCTGGCTAACTGTTCGTATTGTCTTAACCCTTATAAAAGTAAAGGATTGGATAATAAATGTCAACAACTTTCTTTGTTTTTTTTAAAGTTTTTTTATTTGTCAATAATTACAGTAGCTTACAAAGTAAAATAATTTTATTTTTTTATTGTTAAACCACAAGTTTTACACTTATGAAGCACTATATACTCTTGCATACAGTCTTTACAACTGTCTGTTGCAGTCAAGCCTTTTAGCTCTCTTACGTTGTTATCAAAGTCTGCACGATTACTTCTAGTTGCCATTTCTAAAAGTTCTTTTTTCATCTGTGGCTCTTTCTTTACAATAGGTAAAAGTCTAACAAGTCTTTCATAAGAAGTTTGTTTTAAGTTTTCTCTGGACTGTTCTAAAACATAAAAAGAAAACTCAGAATAAATTTCCATATCTTGTCTTGCAGTTTCTCTGTTGAGATGTATTGCTTCCAGAAACTCATGCCAAGTATTACAATATGAATCATAACCAAGATAAGCTTTTTCATTTTTTATTCTTAGTAAAATATTTCCTCTTTCTAATCTTCCCTTTAGGATACTGATGTCTATAGATTTTAAATCTTCAATTAGTTCAAATACGTTTTTTGAAAGTTCACTCTGCATAATTACCACCTACCATATTTTTTTTGATTAGAATCTCAGAAGTTTTCTTCTCATATTTTTCCAGAAGAATTTTAAGTCCATCTGCAAATTTTGGTAGGTCGGTTTCTTGTGTAAACTGTGAAGCATATTTTGATAATGCATAATAAATAATAAATGCATTCATCTCTGATTCTTTTAAAGAATTCTGTAGTTCTTTAGTCATTTTAATCTCCCATCAATATTTTTAATTTTGTTAGAGTAAACCCAAAGTGGCTTTCTACCCTTGATTGTATTCTTGCTCCGAAATAATATATCCATCTTTGTCACGATATACAATATCTCCATTAACTTTCTCAATAGCTCCTTCATCATTCCATCCCTCGTTCCTTAACCACTTTGCAGGATAAGGAATAAATTTTTCTTCTCTAGTTTTAAAAAGAACATTAAATCTGTTTGCCAATTCTTTTCCTGAGAGCTGACATTTTATTCTTTCATAAACTCTTCTTGCTTCTGGTTTGTTTAATTTTCTTCCTTGTAAATTTATCCAGAAATCATTAAAACTATCAATAGATTTATTCTTTTTATTATTATCTATATTCATAGTATTATGTGCATCATTTTTGATACCCCTACCCCTATCATTTTTGATAGGTGGTATTATCGTTTCTGATATGGCTAATCGCAACTTTCTTGCTGTATTGTCACCATTAACATTATCAAGCTCTCTGAGCACGAATCCAGCTTCTACAAGCTGTGTAATGGCTCTTGTGACTGTTAGGTTGCTTACTTCGTATAAGTCGCCAAAATAAGCATTAGAAGCCCAACAGAAGCCTTCTTTGTTACAAAGTGCAGATATCTCTGCATATAATAACTTAGAAAAATTAGAAAGCTTTTTTGAGTATCTAACTTCAGCAATTAAAACTGCATAATAATTAGGTTTATCTTTTAAAATGGTACTTCCTCTTTTTCTTCAACCCAGTCGTACATTGCTTCAGCTATGTTAAAAACTTCTTCTAGTTTTAAGTCTCTTCCTTGAGAAAACTGTACTGCTGATTTTAAACTGGACTGTCTTACAATCGACCTTTGTCTTTTTTCCTCTTCTGACTTATTAGCACTTGGTCTTTTTGTATTTTCTTTAAAGTCATCAAGGTCAAAGTCATCCTTGACACCCATTGCCGAATCTATTTGCTTGTCTTTGGCTTCAATAGATAAATCAATCTGGTTAAGGTACATCTTATCACCCAGAGCATTGACTCCACAGGTAACTTCCTGACCCACTTCCCATTCTTTTTTTCCTTCAAAATAGTTGCCATAGTTTATCCATCTTTCAGCAGCAACGTGCTGTTCAAGTTGGAATCCATACTTAGAAGTTCTGGCAATTCTTCCTGTATGTGTTTCTGGTTTGGCTTTCTGTTTTTCCATAAGCTCTACTCCTTAATTTTTTAGATAATCCACTTTACAAAATTATCATTTAAAAGTCAACTAGATACATAAAGTATCTTGAATTGTTTTGTAGTGATAACTGTTAGATTCTCTGTTTTCTAAATTACAAAGATAGGATTGTTTAATTCCGACTTCCTCTGCTAGTTCAGTTTGAGTTTTACCCTGCATGATTCTCGCAATCTTAATTCTTTTATTTACTGGCATCGAATCTTTAATGCTCATAAATTCAGAATAAAATTTACTTTTTGCTTCCATAATTTCTGGAGTTTTTTTACTGCAAAGTTGTTGCACATACTGCCTTGAAAAGCCATAACTTCGTGCAATATCAGCATAGCTTTTTCCTGCAAGATAATATTCTCGCAAAAGATTTTCTAAATTAGTTTTCATTCAACCACCTCAAGTAGTAAGCTACATTAATATTAATAAAAGTAAATATGTTTTTTAATAGCTCTTTTTTAAAGGAAGAGCCAAAACCTTTTTTTTTATTTTCTTCCTTTTTTAAAATCTAGTAATTCTCTATGTGTAAAACTTGTTTTCTTTTCTTGGAAACACTCTGCTTGAAAAGCCCAAAAATCTTTTTCTGCTTTTGTCCCATTGTTGTTAGCTTCTTGTAAGCTTATTATGATTGTGTTGATTTCTCTAACACCATATACTCTAAATTGATTTTTCATTTTGTTCTCCTTGATACTTTTTTTTGTTTTTGTTTGTTTGTGTATCATGAGTATAAAAATAACTGTATATATTATAATTGTCAACTAAATATACAAAGTTTTTTTACATATTTAATATTAGCCTGTATTTATAGGGGTTTTATTACACTATATATTCTTTATTATTTACTAGACATTCATAACCTTTTTGTTTATTTGGTACAAAAAGATGTTGTGCTACAGAAAAAAATCCATTGCTTCTATTATAAATTACACTAATTCCACGTTGAGTAGAATCAAAACTAGAATACAATCCATCTGGCAATTGACTTAAATCTGCAAGACAACCATTTGCCCAAGCACCCAACAAGCTTCCATCAAGTTGAGTAGCTATTGCCATATCAAATCTATGATGATGACCTACAATGCAAGAACGATTGTAGTATTTTAAATTTACCGATGCAATATGTTGTGGAGTTATAAATCCTTTTTTTTCATGTCCATGTAAAAAGAAAAGTTTTTTGTTAAGTGTAAAAGGTGTTTGAACTTCTCTAATGTTAAATTTTTTAAATTCTAAAAGTTGCCTTATAGATAATCTGTTTTTTAGAAATGGTGCTAATGCACTTACAGATGACATAATTTTTTTCTGCATACGTTGCTCATGATTACCTTCAAAAAAATAGATGCTAGAATCTGGTGCAAGTTTTCTTAAATCATTTAAAAACTCTACTGCTTCATAAAGCTCTAGGTCAATATTAGATTCCATAAGGTCAGGACTAAAACTAGAAATAGGATAGTAATCAACAAGGTCTCCACCAATTATAATATTGTCATGAGATTTTAATTTTAAATCTTTAATAATTTCCATAGCCATCGCTAAGGCTTTTTTGTCCTGATAAGGTATGTGAATGTCACTAATAAAAACTGTTTTAGTGAGATTCTTCTTCTTTATTTTCTCTAACCCTATTAATTTCTTCATAATAATAGTGCTCGTTAATATCTTCGCAAACTAAAATTATATTTGCCAACTTCTTTTTCATTAGTATATCAGATTTATGTTCAGTTTGTATATGTAAATTAAGTTTAAGAAATTCATCGTAGAGTTTTAAAAAAGCTTTTTCTAACATTACTTCATTCAATTAATTTGTCTCCTATAAAATATTTAGTTAAAAATTTTAATGCCACAAAAGTTTTGACATCGTTTGGTGTAAACCTTAAAAGTCTCCAATTATAAAAACAGGCTTCATTATATTTTTCCATATCTTTTACAAAACCCGACCCTCTGGTATGCCTACCTTGAATCCAAACAGCTCCCTCAATTTCTAAAGCTAATTTTTCTTTTATAAAAGCCATATCGAATCTCCATTTTCTTGTAGGATGAAATTTATATTCTAATTCTGGCAATGGGATTCCACCAAATTCTTGGATTTGATTATACAGACAAGCTCCCCAGTCTACTCGTGGTTTCTTGACTGAAAGGGACTTTGGTTGGCTCTTTGGTTGTCTAACCATGTTTCAAAACCTCTTGCTCTTCTTTCTGCAATTCTATTTGCATCAATTTGAGCATCTGCTAATTTTTCCATTGATACAGAAATAGCTCTGACTAACTCTAAGTTTGCTCCATTGCCATTTCCATTCTTATGTGTTTTTTCTTGTTTCATAATTAACCAAACAACTATTGCCAAAGCAGGTGCTTGGGATACGATTGCTAATATTTCAGTTTCCATTTAATTCTCTCAATAATTTATTTTGCTCTTGGCATTGTTTAAATTCTATCACAAGTTTAATTGCATTGCTTTCTCTAATACAAAGATAAGGTGAATCTGAATAAGCACATGGCTCAAACTCAATTTTAGAATATTTTAATTTTTCTGGTAGTTCGTTTGAAGATTTTGTTAATTTAGAGCACGATATAGACAATAATAGAACTAAACTAATACCAATACCCCATTTTATGCTAAAGTGCCTTAAATGACCCCTTTCTGTGCTTCTGAGAGCATTTTTGCTATATTTAGTCATTTAATATCCTATTTAACTCTTTTGCTAGTGATTCGTTCTCTTTGTTTCTTAATCTGTCTTTCCAGTTCTCAATTTTGACCTGAGTTTCCTTTTCTTTTTTTAGAATCAAAACTTTGTCTTGCAAGGAAGCGACTTGACTTTCAAGTTTTTTTACTTTTCGCTTTTTCAAATACTCTGTCAAGAAAGCTAAACCTCTTCCAAGCAAATTGTTTATAACTTCAGCTATTATTTTTGATATCATTTTTAAGTTCCTCGACCTTTAGAGTTACATCTTGATTTGCTTTTTGTATTTTGTCAAAATGGATTTCAGCTAATTTCGCTGCCGAGCTTAGAGAACTAGCATCAATAATTTTAGAAGCTATAAATACTTCTTTAATATGGTCATAAACGCATAGCTTATATCTCAATTAACTTCTATCCTTTAAGACCATCGCTAAAACACCAGCTACTCCTGCTAATGCTGTAGAAATAATTGACCATTGGTCTTGTGATAATCCAATAGCAATCATTAAGCCAGACAAACCAGCATAAGTGCTAGGCTCTTTTAATCTGTCTAATAAGTTCCACATATATTCACCTCTCCTTTTAAATTTATTATACTTGCCAAGCAGATACAGTTCCATCAATATCTTCTTTGGCATTGCTACTGTTGTTTGTAGCTGAATATGTTACTAGTACATTTGCAGAGTTTTGTGTAAAAGCTCTGAAGTTTCTTATCGAAGGGTCAGATGCACTTCGTCCAGTTTTGTCTCCGAAAGCTATAGCATAATAAGAGCTGAAAGGTGTAGTCCAAGTTATTGTGTATTCTCCTAGCTGACTTCTTGTTACAGAGCTGACTCCTTCTGAATCATAAATAGT